GTAGATGGAAAGGAATACGGCTTTGAACCTAACCTATCACAAATGGCTTATGGAGCTTATGTGGATTTAGGAAAGTATGAGAACTTAACAATAGATGATAAGTGGCATGAGGTAATGAGTATTCTGTATAGACCTGTTACAAAGAAGATAGGTCTTTCATATCAAATAGAACCATACAATGGAGTAATCAATCCTGATATATTTTTAAATGTGGATATGGAGGTACACTTTGGGGCATTAGGTTTTTTTATCAATTTACTTCAGGATTGTCAGAAAGGTATCCTGAAGTATTTGACGGAGACTGGGGAGATTCCAACCAACATTCTTACAATTTTGGAAAAAAGTGGAAAGCTTACTCTTCCATTTACACCCTTTCAGGCGGAGACATACTAAAGTTTGATGATGTAGTAAGGCTTCCATTAGAGAAAGCTCTCCTTTATCTAGCTTATATCAACGATAAAGCACATTTGGAGCAGTTATTACATAAGGAAACTATAGCAAAGATGAAATAGGTAGAAAATCTTTTGTTGAATTTGTTAAATCTACAAACGACTCATTATGGGAACACCATCACAATCACAGAACCAAAGAAAGAATAGCGGAATATACTTAGGTCCGACTAGAGGAAAGAGTTCTCCAAAGAACTCCAGAAGGGGATGTTTGTGTTTGGATACGAATGTTTACAGTAGAAAATGTTGTAATGGAGCATTGATGGAGCAGGGTATCGGACAAACAATATATCCTACACCTCAATTAGGAGGATTCAGTTCAGGCTTCAGTAATGGGTTTAATATATAGATAAAAGAAAATATAAACAGATATGTCTGAATTAACAAAACAGCAATTGACGGTAGAGAACAATAGTAGTTTTCCTAACAATAACACAGGATTCATTACACCTACCCTTTTAAGAGATTTCAACCAGGACTTAATTGATTCCTTAGTTGATGAGGTAACCTATAATGCAGATAGTGCAAGTTGGACAAGTGATATAGCACAATTAGAGCAATTTAGTGCTTCATTAGATGCAAACTTTGTAAGTACTGCAGAATTAAACGCTAGTTCTTCTACATTACAGAATAACATCAACACAAAGTTAAACACTTCATCTTTCAATGCTTATACAGCATCGCAGGAAGTAATAAGTGCTTCTTTTGATAGTAGAATAAATTCAGTAAGTGGTAGTGGAGTAAACACAGGTTCATTACTATTAACCGCATCAGCTGTAAGTAATGTAATAACATTTACTAAAGGTGATGGTTCAACATTCCCTGTTACAATAGCGACAGGTAGTGGTGGAGTAAGTGGTGATTTTGTAACAACATCTTCTTTTAATTCATATACTGCTAGTGCGGCTAGTGGTGTATCTGCTTCAATCAATGCAGCTACATCATCGTTATCAGCTTCTATAGCAGTAACAGATTTAGCACAGAGTAGTTCAATTGCACAACTATTAGGATTCAGTTCTTCATTAGATACTACATTCGCAACAGATGCTCAATTGAGTGCTAGTGCGAGTACATTACAGAATGATATTAACACAAGATTATTAACGAGTTCATTCCAAACATATACTTCATCAGTATCAACACAAATATCTGCATTAGGTGCAAATAAAGTAAACTATAACTCACCTGTTAACCCACAAACTATTACTGGTTCTTTAATCATAAGTGGAACTAGTACAAATGGTGGAGGAGAAACATTAGCATTATATGGTAAAGGTGATGGGATTGCATTGCATGTATATAGCGGTTCAGTAGAAGTAACATCTCCACAAGGAACTGGACACTTCTATACTAACTTACCTATTACATCATCAGGAATGAGATTAAATGGTTTAGCTAGATTTAGTGGAATAGAAATAATTGGATTAGCAGGAGCAGCAGGAAGTGGTTCTATATTTGTAGAAAATGATGTAACCGCATCTAATTTAAGTGCATCATCTAACATATATGCAAATACGGTATTCGCAAATGTATTCAATGGTACTGCATCTTTTGCAACTCAGGCATTATCAGCATCATTCGCACAAACTGCTTCATTTCTATTAGGTAGTGTAGCTAGTGCATCATTTGCAACTACTGCATCATTTGCATTAACAGCTTCATTTGCTGAAAATGCTGAAAACATAAATTTAATAGTAGAGGAAATATACACAGGAGAAGCGATAACTAAAGGTGACCCATTATACATTTCTGGTTCAGAAGGCGCTAAAGCAATAGTATATAAAGCAGATGCAGCAGTATCAACTAAAATGCCTGTTACATATATAGCGAGTGAGACAATAGGAGCAGCAGCAGATAGTAGAGGTATTGTATTAGGATTGATAGAAGGATTAGATTTAACTGGCTATGTAGCTGGAGATACAATATATGTTGCTGAAGGTGGAGGATATAGTACATCTAGACCAACAGGAAGTAATTCAATCACACAATTATTAGGTGTAGTTACTAAAGGAGGAAGTGGAGGTAAAGGATTGGTATTAAACCCAGGCCCTGCAACACTCCCTAACTTAGAAAGCGGACATTTATGGATAGGTAATGGAACTAATCAACCAATACCACAAACGGTATCTGAATTAGGATTAGCAACAACAGGAAGTAATACATTTGTAGGAAACCAAATCATTAGTGGAAATCTATTAGTGACAGGTTCAAACATAAACTTAGAAGTTGATGCACCTGCTCTATCAGTAGGAGTAACAAATGTTAAAACCCTTTTAGATGCTACTGCAAGTGGTGTAATAACATCTACAGATATAACAAGATTAGGTGCTGGACCGACTGGAGATTTAAGTGGTGTAAGATTACAAACACTTAGTGGTAGTGATACGAGTGGTGATACACTATTGAGTAGAGTATCAACAGGTGTAAACAGACACACATCTACTGCAATGACAGGTTCAGTTGTGAATACTTCAATAGTATCTACGTGGGCTACGGGTTCAGCAGGTGGTAGAGTAGGTTATACTTCTCAGGTTAATGCAAACGCACAGAGTGCATCAGCAACCCTAACTCTAACTGCAGGAAATGCGGCATCTAACTACGCAGGTGGAACTGCATCATTGCAAGCGGGAAGAGTTAACATAGGATTTACCGGTGCTACAATTACATCAACAGGAAGTTGGACACAACAAGGTTCAATTGTAACATCTGGTGGTATTACTGTAAACAATCTTGGTATAACTGCAACTAGTGGTTCAATCAATGGAGAGTTCAGAGTAAATGGTTCAATGAATATAACAGGTTCTAATCCAACAATACAGAGTGGTTCATTGAGTGGTAGTTTAGTATCAACATTAGGAGATACATACGCATCAACACCACAAGGAAACTTTATTGTAACATTAGATTCAGCATCAATGGCATCACTATTAAGTGGAGCAGGAACAAACGCAAATACAATTTACTTTGTAATATAAAAATAATCTATGCCAGTATTCTTAGGAAATAATAGCTTATCAAATGTATTCTTAGGTAACTCCGAAGTGCAGACAGTGTACAACGGAGTTAACTTAGTTTATCAAAAAGCTACAACTACTACTACCACAACAACCACAACTACATCAACTACGACTACATTAGCACCTTTAAGTGTAATGACATTAGTTGTTGCAGGAGGAGGTAGTGGAGGATGTGGAACAGGTGGAGGCGGTGGAGCCGGTGGTGTTGTTTACTCAGGCTCATTATCTTTACCAATTGGTACTTATGCTGTAAACGTAGGTACTGGTGCGGCATCAACAGGTTCTAATAACTCAGCATCACCTGCAGGAAGTAAAGGTCAGGATTCATCATTTATTAGTGGAAGTATTATTGTTTCTGCTAGTGGCGGAGGAGGTGGAGTAGGATACGACCAAGCATTTGCAGCATCTAGAAATAATGGTGGAAGTGGTGGAGGTCAATCCGATAACAATACTACAAATGGTTTAACTATTGATTCTACACAAGGAAACAATGGTGGTGGAGGAACTAGTGGAACTGCGTGTGGCGGAGGAGGTGGTGGTAAAGGCCAATCAGGTCGTACACCATTAGGTTCATATCCAAATGGAACAGGTGGAGCAGGTGGAAGTGGAAGTGCATTCACAATCAGAGATGGTTCATCCGTATTCTATGGCGGTGGTGGAGGAGCTGGAACATACGCTCAAGCAACTGCTGCAGGAAAAGGTGGACCTGGCGGTGGAGGTAACGGAGGTGGACCTTCAAATAACTCCAATTGTACTGCAGGTACTGCAAACACCGGCGGAGGCGGAGGTGGTTCATTCAGAAATATAGATGGAACTAACAACGGAGCAAGTGGTGCTGGAGGTAGTGGTATCATTGTAGTTGCATACTTAACATCATCTGCAGCAGGTAAAACTGTAACAGGTGGTATTGAAGCAACATATACATCAGGCTCATTAACTTACAAATCACACACATTCTTAAGTTCATCAAATTTAGTTATATCATAAAAAAATTGAAAAAACAAAAACATAATTGTTAAACCTTATATAAACACAAATAATATGAATTCAAAACAAGTATTAGACCGTATAGTATCAATGCTTTCTATAACTAAAAAAGAAGAAGAAGTAGAGATGACATACGCAAGATTAGCTGATGGAACTATAGTTGAATCACCTACATTTGACGTGGGAGAGCCTGTAGAAGTAGTATCAGAAGATGGAACAAAAACTCCTGCACCAGATGGTACACATGAGTTAGTATTAAGAGATACTGAAGGTAATGAAGTACCTTTCAAAGTTATCACCAAAGATGGTGTTATCACAGAAAGAGAAAACATAGAAATGGAGATGGAGCCGGTTAAACCTATCCCTTCTGCAACTATGGAGCCTAAAGAAAACGAAGTAAAAGAATTAGCTGAGGAATTACCTACAGGCGATGGTATTGAAGGAACACCTCAACCAATGCCAGGCGAAGAAGGTTCTCCATTTGATATGAAGAAGATGTATGAAGATATGGCTTACAGAATAGAAGAAATGGAAAAGAGAATCGCTAAGATGGAAGAGGTAAAAGAAGAAGTAGAAGTAGAAGAAGAAGAGATGGAAGACCTACCTAAATTAGATGGTGCTCCAATTGAAGAAGCTGCTAAGTTCTCTGCAATGAAACCAAAAAATAAATTGAAAGAGAGTAACCCACAAGGTTCTTTCTTAGAAAAATTATACAAATAAACAAAAAAACTAAAATCATTTAAAAATGAGAAAATTACAAAAATTCGCACAACCAGAAATTACTAGCACATACGCTGGTGAATTTGCTGGAAAGTATATTAGTGCAGCTTTGTTATCAGCTAAAACGTTGGATAACAAATATGTAACTATTATGCCAAACGTAAAGTACAAATCTGTTATTCAGAAAGTACAATTAGACAACATTGTTGTAAACGCATCTTGTGACTTCACAACTGCAGGTACAGCATCTCTTACTGAGAGAATCTTAGAACCAAAAGAATTGCAAGTTAACTTGGAATTATGTAAGCAAGAATTCGTTGATAGCTGGGAAGCTTTACAATTAGGATTTTCTGCTTTTGATACTATCCCTGCAAACTTCAATGACTATTTGATTTCTTATGTAGGTGGATTCGTAGCACAAGCAACTGAGCAATCAATTTGGGCAGGTACTGCAGCAACTAACGGACAATTCGGTGGTTTCCAAACAGCATTCTCTGCATCAATTGCAGCGGGTGGTTCAACTGCAGTATTACCAGCAAGAAGTGCAGGTAGTGGTTCTGCAATCATCTCTGGTTCAGTAACTTCAGCTAACGTATTATCTAAATTAGATTCAGTAGTACAAACTATTCCTGATACTGTTTATGGTAAAGAAGATGTATTACTTTACGTTTCAACTAACGTAGGTAAGGCTTACCAACAAGCATTAGCAGGTGGAGCAGTAGGAGCAAACGGATGGAACAACCAATTAAACGTTGGTGAAAAACCATTCAACTTCAATGGTATTGAAATCGTTCTTTGCCCTGGTTTATCTTCTGATAAAATCGTAGCAGCACAAAAATCTAACTTATTCTTCGGTACAGGTTTATTATCTGATTACAACCAAGTTAAAGTATTAGACATGGCTGACTTAGATGGTTCTCAGAACTACAGAGTTATTATGAGATACACAGCTGGTACTCAGTTTGGTATCGGACAAGACATCGTTTACTACGGAGCTTACTAAAAATAATAAGTGGAGAGGAAACTCTCCACTTTAATCAGTTATAGACAAACAAAAAATAAAAAGAAAAACTTATGGCATGTAACTTAACATTAGGAAGACAGGAGCCGTGTAAGGAATCGGTAGGTGGATTGCAAGGTGTGTACTTTATTAACTACACAACTGCTTCATTTACTCATGGTGCAAATGGACAAGTATCCGCACTTCCTACAGGAACAACTGTTTACTATTATGAGCTTAAGGGTAATTCTTCTTATACAGAAACAGTTAACTCTTCAAGAGATAATGGTACTACATTCTTTTCACAAGAATTGACCCTTAACTTAAAGAAATTAACTCCTGAGATGACAACGCAATTGAAAACAATGGCGTATGGTAGACCTCAGATAATTGTTTGGACTAATGCTGGTGATGCGTTATTAGTAGGTGAACATCAAGGTGGAGATGTAACTGCGGGTACAATACAAACAGGTGGTGGTTTAGGAGACCTTTATGGATACTCTGTAACTTTCACAGGATTGGAAAATACTCCAGCATCATTCTTAACCGGTTCAACAACCGCAAGTGCATTTGCAGGATTAGGTACACAACCAACAATTGTATATGGAAGTTAATTAAATTAACCTTAAATATAAAACATAAATTGGGTAATCAGAAATGGTTACCCTTTTTTGTTACTAAAAAATGTAGATAATTGGTGTTATATAAGAGATAAATCATAGATAATGCAGGGATATTACTTAACAGGCAGCAACTTAATTACTATTAGAACACAGGATATGACTAGTAGACCTACTTTAACGTTAAGGTTAGAGGATATGTACACTTTGCAGAATACAACTTCTTCTATTAGTAGTTATACTTTTGATGATTACGAAAACATTCTACAATTTACTGCATCAATTAGTGGTGCAATAGTTGGTGGAGAGTATAGAGCAACAATAAATTCAGGTTCAACTAACATTTGGAATGGTTCTATTCAGGTTTATCAATCAGAATCACTAAGTACAACATACACAAATCAAAATAATCAGTATATTTCACATATTACTGATAACGAATTTATAATAATGTAATATGAACAAATCGTATCAAAACTTTTCAGTTGTAAATTTAGCTCAGCAGGATGTGCCCGTAATAAGAGAGGATACAAAGACTCGTTATAATTGGGTACCGTTCGGTATTGGATTGCAGGATGATTTCTATCCAGAGGTAACTGCGGCTTATAACACGTCAACAACTAACGCTGCGTGTATAGAAGGTATAGCAGACCTTATCTTTGGAAAGGGAATCTACACTAAGAACGAAGCATTTACGGATGCATTAGCTAAATTAGTACCACAGGAAGAGTTAAAGAGAGCAATCTTTGACCTAAAACTTTATGGTAACGGAGCATTTCAAGTATATTGGAATGATGAACACACAAAGATAATTAAATTCTATCATATACCAGTTCAAACACTAAGAGCTGAGAAGTTATACGATAATCCAAAGATTCAGAACTACTTCTATTGTACTGATTGGTTTGATATGAAGGCACAGAAAGCTAAAATACAAATCCCTGCCTTTGGAACATCTAATGAGAAGAGAGAAATCCTATGGGTTAAGAATTACACACCAGGTAAGTACTATTATAGTATCCCTGATTGGATTGCAGCCCTTCAATTTTCGTTCGTAGAGGCTGAGTTGAGTAATTTACACCTAAACAACATTGAGAACGGATTTTTACCCCTCGTAATGGTAAATATGAATAGTGGAGTTCCTGCACCTGAGGAAAGAGATACTATAGAAGACCTAATTGAAAGAAAGTTTACAGGCACAAGAAATGCAGGAAGGTTTATGATTTCATTTAACGATGATGCAGCTAACAAACCTACTATTGATACAATACAGATTGAGAACTTACACGAGAAGTTCCAATATGTTGCTGAATACGCACAGGATAGAATCTTAGTTGCTCATAGAATTACTTCACCTCTATTGTTTGGTATTAGAACTGCTAATAATGGATTCTCCTCTCAATCAGAAGAGATGAAAACGGCATTCTCTATTATGCAAACAATGACCGTTCAACCATTCCAAAACTTAATCATCAACACAATAGGAGATGCCCTATTAGAAGGTGGATATGATGATACACAATTGTATTTTGAGCAGTTAACACCATTGGCAATCTTAAGTGAGCAAGCGGCTGATACTGATAAGACAGTTGGACAGGTAGAAGATGAGACAAATAAACAAATGGAAAACCCTGATGCTGTAGACGGACCAACTGAAAACATCCAACAAATGAGTGAAGAGGAAGGATGGCTTTATACATCTCAGCCAAACTTTACTAAAAATTACGAAGTATATAAATAAAATAAAAATATGGCATACGTCTTATTCATTACCAGAAACGACATCATTAAGAACACTCCATTGCAAGGTGCTATAGATGCTGATAAGTTATTGCCTTTTGTTAGAACAGCGCAAGATAAATACCTTTTGGATTTATTAGGTACCGTTTTATTTGAATTCTTACAGGCTAAAATTGCTGATAATACATTTGGTACACTAAATGTTTACTATCAGGATTTGATGGATGACCACATAAAGAATACTCTAATATGGTATTCTGCAGTAGAATATATTCCATTCTCTTCTATCTCTTTTAAGAGTGAAGGAGCCGTTAAACATTTAAGTGACCAATCGGTTGCACCAGGTAAGAACGAAATAGATTACTTAAAGCAACAGGCACAACAAAATGCTGATTACTACGCGACTAGATTACAGAACTATTTAATATCTTATTCTAATGAGATACCACAATACTTAGAATCTGTTGGTAATCAAACACAAATTTATCCAAATATGGCTAACACCTATTTTGGAGGAATAAACTTATAATATAACGTGAATGGCACAAATAGTAAATGATAGCGGTACAAACTTTACTCTCTATTACAATACATTAGAGTATTTCAAAACTATTATGAGTAACCACCCTTCAATCGGGTCAGTTACACAAGGTGATATATTTGAGATAGATAGTAGAGAGTTTCCAGCTTATCCGTTGGGAAATGTTTTAATTACTAATACTGTCTTTGGAACTAAAACTTCAAACTTTACTATTCAACTTACCGTTGCGGATAAAGTTAAGTTAAAGAATAATAATTCAGTAGGTGTAACTAACTCACAGGTAATTCCTTTTGAAGGAGTTGATGATGTGGTAGATATACACGCTAATACCCTTGCTATCATTAACGATTTAACCTCATATACTCAAAGAAGTGTAGAGGCTATGGAAGTTGATGGTGATATTAGTTGTACTCCATTCAAAGATAATTTTGATAATGGTTTAGCAGGTTGGGTAGCATCATTTGATGTAACAGTTCATAACGATAAGAATATCTGTTTGTTTGACCTATTCCCAACTACAACTACAACTGCAGGGCCTACAACTACAACTACGACAGGTGCTCCGACAACAACAACTACGAGTACTACAACAACGGCAGCACCAACTACTACGACTACCGCAGGACCTACTACGACTACTACGAGTACTACGACTGTTGCCCCAACCACTACAACAACATCAACCACTACTGCTGGACCTACCTGTAGAACTACAATTGTAGATTACTTAGGAGCAGCTGTAACGGTTCAATGGCAAGATTGTAATGGTAATATACAAACTGATACACAAAGTGGACCTGGTTATTCAGAAACATATTGTGTATTCCCTAATACATCACTAACGGTTATTGCTGGTGGTGAAGGTAATGTTAGTATTATACCTAATGTTGCACCGTGTACTTCTCCTCCTGGCCCTACCACTACTACGACTACATCTACTACAACAACTACAACTGCAGCACCTCCAATATGGAGAGTAGTAAGTTGTGATAACGTTGGTTTAGTTGCTGATGTACAATTTGTTGGTGGAACTACAGGATTGGATTTTTCTAAGATTGTAAATATCACATCTTCTTTTGTTAGTGGATGTTGGAGTTTACAACAACCTGTTCCTACTGCACAATATAGTGGAGCGATAGCAGGTGGTATATTTGATAATTGTATAAGTTGTCAAACATTCTCTCCTACTACAACAACCACTACTACAACAGGAGCACCTACTACTACAACTACTACTACAATTGCACCTTGCCCTACACCAACTTTGTTTAGTGCATCGTTCAATAGTACACAAGCGTTTATAAGTGCATCTTATCCATTCGCACCTGCGTGTGATGGAGTAACTTTGGAAGCTGATACAATTATTACTTTCCCTAATCCTATTACTGGAAGTGAAGATTGTTCTGCAAATTTAGTGTTTAGTGGATTACAAAGTTCTACTATTTACTATATCAGAGCTAGACAAAATTGTGTACCTGGATATGCTAGTTTGACAAGTAGTTATTCAAATATCGTTAGTGGTAGTACATTAGTTTCTACAACTACAACTACAACGACAACGACTACTACATTAGCACCAACTACAACAACTACTACGCAAGCGAGATTTAATTATAGTGCAAGTGTGGCATTTGATGTAAGTTCATCAGTAATTGCATGTAACGATAGAGATATTTGTGGATAAAATAAAAAATAAATTATGGCAGATTGCAAAATAGTATATTATAACTCAACAACTTCTTCAATTGAATTAGGAGATTTCCTATATCAAAATCAGGCACAAACAATACCAGCAGGAGCTGGATTTTATGCGTGGACTGTTAATGATAAATGGTTTGAAACTAATGATGAGGGTATTGTAATCAATAGTGGAAGTTGTTCACAAATTGGACAAATTTGGACTCCAACTCTTATTGGTTCTGTATTGATGGGTTGTATTTCTTCATCTGTAACAGCAGCTCCGTTTACTAATAGAACTGAGATTACATGGAAAGATGCATATTATACAAGTTCGTTTAGCGGTTCTAATCCAGGATATTTTGTAACATACGCAGGTACAGGAAGTATTACTTCTTCGTATCCAAATACACTATTAACTACTACTGCATCTTTTCAGGCATACGACTTTAATAGAACATATTCATACCTATTTAATGGTAATACAATAACACAATCTGCAGAAATAAGATACAATGGAGGTATTATTACATCTTCTAAAGCAGTAAATGAATTCACTTCTCAAATATGGGGAGCTATTGATTTTACAAATTCAGGTTCTGAGAACGGATTACTTAATGTAATACAAAGTGCAGGAGCAGATGAATGGAGTATATCCACAAGATGGGATAGTGTATCTAATACTAATAAATTATATGTTACAAGTAAATTAACAGGTAGTGTTGTTACAAGAACAGGAAGTTTAGCTGGTGGTAACTATCCAATGGATAGATTATCACTTTATAGTATTAAAGCTTCTCCTAATGGAACTGGTAGTAATTTCCAATTCCTTTCTGGTTCAACTGTAATATCAAGTATAAATCACCCTACACAATTTAATGTTCTAATACCAAATGAAGGAGAACCTGGATGGTATTTTTATGTTGGTAATTCTTACTCTATTGGAAATCAGTATGCATTTAGAGGATATATTAACTCTGCATTTTTATACACATCTTCTCTATCATTAGATAAGATAGAACAAAATAATTATTCATTAGTTAATGGATTTACATCATCTGTTAATACTAGAGGATGTATTGAACCAGCACCTAACTTCCCATCATTAAATGGATTAGCACACTCATTCCCTTATGGTGGTATTTCTTATTTAGGTTCATATTGTAACGAAGGTTTACCTGGTACAATTTGTAGTGGATACCCTGTACCAGAGGGAAGTAGGTTAGAATTTGAAGTAGAGACCAATTGGTTTGATGGTTATCAAGTTTCTAAATATCCAGGAGCTCAATTTGTATCTTGTTCTGAAGAATCAATTGCAAGTGGAAGTTGTACATACCGTAGTGATTTTGTTCCATTTGGACCAGATGCTAATAATTATATTGCAAGGCCTAACCCGAGTTTGGACTCATATAGAAGTTGGTTAACATATCCTACTACTACTGCATCTTTTGAAGCATACGATTTTACTTATTATACTCAATCTCAATTTGTACCTGAGATTGGAGATTCCTATGCTTCTGGCTCTACACTATGGACTGTAACCGATAACTTAAATGCTGGATTAGGGCCATTTACAGCTATACAAAATCCATCAAATACATCAAATGGATTTACATATCAAATTTGGGGAGCTTTAAACTTAGCAACTACATCAAATTGTGGTATTTTTACTTTACAAGACACAATTATACCAGAACTAAATGAATACAAAATTTATACTAAAACAACAGGTTCATTAGATACTGATAAACAAGTTGTATTTAGTAAATCTGGAAGTACACTTTCTGAAAACTATGCAGTTTCAATGAGTGTTACAGGAGCTAACTGGCCTTTAGATAGATTAACTTTATTTACATTTATGGTAAGTAGTAGTACATTTAGTATGTATTCTGGTTCTACATTAGTTGGAAGTAGAACACTTCCTAAACCATTTACTACATTAACACCTTCTGGCTCAGATTCTACTACTAGATTATTAACAGCACAATTTAGCACTCCTGTTACATCATCACTAGCTTTTAACTATGTGAATGGTTGGAGAGGATTTGTAAACCATCAATTAGTTTACAATAGAGCAATTGGTGTAAATGAAATACAACAGAACTTAAATGCTTTCTTAACAAATACTACTTCTTCTATTGATAAAAACAATGGAGAAAAACCACCAATTACACCTGCAACTACAACTACGACTACTAGTACAACAACTACTACTACGACTAGTACAACAACTACAACATCTACAAGTACTACAACTACTTTGGGACCAGAGATTATAACGAGAGGATTAAGTTCTTACTTAAACTTCCGTAACTTCTTCTCTGCTTCTATTGAGAATAACGATTTATGGTATGATAGTGTACAATTAGTAAGCCAAAGTGCATGTAGTAGAGTTATCGGTATAGATTCTGCAGATGAAGGATGTGGAGAGAACAGACCAGATTGTCCTGTTTACTTATCTACTGGCTCATTCAATGCATGGGATTGGCCGAATGTATTCAATTGTAATAAATCGGTATTTTTCCAAACTGGCGCTTTCGCAAGTTCTTCTAATCAAACTTATGTATTCTACGGAGCATGGGATAAGGATAGTAACTACGGATTTGTTAGAAACAGAAACTTCCAAACTTCATTACAAAGAGCAAATAAGATTTACTCTTCTGGCTCTAACATTGTATTGGAAACATATTGGAACAATGGTACAACTCATACATTAGATTTACCAATTACTGCATCTACATTTACATCTTCTTCATTGAGTATGTTGACTGTAAGAGTAGAGAATGGTAACACTGCATCTGTATTCCAAAATGGAAACTTAATCTTAACTAAAGAGACTAGTTCACTAAACTTCCAATCACAAAATGCAGGTTATACATATTGGTTAGATTCTGATGATGTATCTGATTACACAATGTTTGCACACTCAATGTTGATATACACTGCATCTCTAACAGATAATGAGATTAGTAGATTATCAACTGCGATTAACAATAACATAACCGGTTCATACTAATGGCTAAATTCCCAACACTCGCTCAACTATCCACAACTTACAAAAGTTTGGCGGTAGCTAGAGCGCCTCGTAAAACAGGTAACCTAAAAAACAAATTGGAAGCGTACAATCGCCCATCTGGAATGGTTAAAGTGTTGGGACCAAATAAGTTTGAATTAGTATTAGATGTTGCTCCTCCTGGTGCAGATTATGGAAAGTGGTGGAATGACCCTAATGTAAGTTATCAGGTCGCAAACCAAACCACAGGTAACGATGATAAGATTAACTTTGCTAAACAGGCACTTAACTCATCCGAACTTAAGAAACAAATAAACCTTTTTATGAATGGAAAGGTTGATGAGTTATTAAAGCAGGAAATGGGTAAGATTGGTGCAACATTTAGTAAAGCATTTAAGGGGATGGGGTAACCCAATAAAAACTTTAACTTTTGGGTTATTATAGAAAGCGGAATTAACTATGGCCCTAAATATAACTCAAACACCACCATCAGCATCCTTAGCTCAGAGTCCAATTATATTTACTTTATCCTCAACGCAGGATACAGCTAATGTAGGATTTCAGTATGTAGCAGACCTATTCTATTGGACAGGAAGTGAAGCGAGTAGTGGTAGTGCAAAATATACACTTACTAAATTCCCTAATGGTAGTGCAGTAGGTATTTTTGATTTTAGTAAGATATTAAACTCAACTCTTACACAATTAGCAATAGCAAATGGTTCAAATGTAACCTTATTTAAGGGTGATTTCTATACACAATGGTTATCAGGTTCAACTTATATTACAGGTTCTACCCATACTATTTCTGATGTTTACAAAGCATTAGATGGTTACGCATTATTTCAAGAACCAATCAACGGACAGATATACTCAAAAACTCCACATTGGCCTATAATGAGTGATGGACCGGTATCACAATCAGCCTTTGATATTAACATCGGTTCTGGTAGTGTTTACGTGGGAAATGCGGGGACATCTATTCCAACTAGGATAATCTATAGTGGAAGTACAGGTAATGGAACAGTGAACGTTTCTGGAACTACAGCAACAACTGGTCAAATCGTTCAGTTTCCTATGTTCCCATCGGCTAGTGGATTTCCATTATCTACAATTGGATTAACAAACTATTCAGTTCAGGCATATAGTGGAAGTACTGCATTGGGTTCACCAATCAGATTTGAAGTAGATTGTATTCAGAAATATCCTAATGTGAGAATCAAATGGAAAAACAGATACGGACAATTTGATTACCTAAACTTATACGGAGCATCGCAAGAAACATTTAATACAGATAGAAAATCCTACATGCCACAAATTGGAACGTGGGAAGGTACATCTCTATCTTATCAACCATACGATACACAAATTCAACCATACGTTGTAAATGCAAAACAACAATTGATTGCAAATACACAATGGTTACCTGAAAGTGAAAACGATTTAATTAAACAATTGATGTCATCTGATGAAATCTATTGGGTATATAACGAACCATCAACTGATGTAAGACCTATTGCAATCACTTCATCTAACATTACATTCAAAACTGGTGTAGTAGATAAGTTGATTCAATACTCATTCACATTTGATTACGGACAGAACTATAAATTGATAATATAATATGGGAGTTGCGAGTACAAATACGATTGCGTACAAATTAGTAGCAAGTGGTAGTATATTAGACCTATTTGATGATGAGGATATATTAGTATCTGATAACATCACAGGTCTATTTGATGTGGGTACATTACCGGTAGATTTCAGCCGAACTATTGTGTTACCTGCAACTAAAAAGAATAATGCATTCTTTGAGCATGTATATGATATATCAGTTGATACACCTTACCTTTTTTCAACTAATACAAAAGTTCCAGCTTACTTAGATTTTGATGGAATCTATTTGGCTAGTGGATACATACAATTAAACAAAGTACAATTAAAAGGTGATTTAGGTATTCTTTCTTATGAGGTATCCTTATTTGGTACTGTATCTTCTTTTGCGAGAGATATGAACAAATACTACCTAACAGATTTAAGTACACTATCACAATTTAATCATACTTCATCTTATAATAGTATTACATCCAGTTGGAGTGGTTCACTATTTGGTGGAGATATAGTTTACCCCCTAGCAGATTATGGTACTGGACTACGATTTGAATCAGGATTCCTTCAAACATTTGGAATAAATGATTTTAATGGGGCAATGGGTGTACAGGATTTTAAACCTGCAATCCGATTAAAAAAGGTATGGGATGCATGTTTTAATGAATTCGGATACACATACACAAGTTCATTTTTTGAACAACCATTTTTAGATGATGTTTATATGTTTTGTAATACTGCACTAAAATACCCTGAGTATAGTGGTGTTGATTTAGAAACATTTGGTAAGATAAAAGTAGGTGCAATTAGTGGAAGTGGGATGACAGATGTTAATCTTCCATCAGGTAGTTTCGTTACATTGCCTTGGTATAATACAATATCAGACCCACAAGGATTCTATAAAAATGGTGCATATACGGTAACTAAAGCAACTAATTTAGAAGGTATCCTAAACTTAAATGTAAATGTAAGTGGCTCAGCAAACAATATGCCAGGTACTTTTTCTGCAAACGGAAGATGGCAAATAAGAATGTTAGAAACAGGTAGTAGTACTCCTTATGGATTAACTGCAATACAACCTTATCTTGTATTTTTTGACCAATTACAACAGAGTAGAAGTGGTGGTATCAATACAACATACGAATTAAAAACACAATTTAAATTATACGATATTCCAGTTGGAACTTATTATTTTCAAATACTACAATCACCTAATTTTCCATCATCTACTGCTGCATTACCGGTTGTAACATTAGACCCGGGTGCTACTACTAAATCTTTCTTAGAGATTACAGATGTAGTTACTGCAGCAGATGGAAGGATAATGGATATACCATCTAATATGCCTTATGGTACAACAGGTATTAAGTTGATTGATTTTATTAAAGGAGTACAAAAGAAATTTAACTTAGTAATATATCCTGATAAAACTAAACCTAACCGTCTTATTGTTGATACATTTAATGATTGGTATAAGAAAGGAGTTAGAAAAGATTTTAACAAATACATAAATCTCAATGAACCAATAGAAGTAATACCTGCTAATAACTTAGCTGTAAACCAATTAAACTTTGGAGATGCATTAGACCAGGATTATGTATCACAACAATTTAGTAAAGGTGCAAATAGAGAGTTCGGTAAAGCTTATTATACTGATACACAAAACTATTTCTCACAAGGAACATTAGAAGTTAAAACAACATTTGCTTCATCACCCCTTTTACAAATTGCAGGAACAGGTCTTTCTGGCTCAGTAGAAGGTGCAGGTGGTTCACAAAATCCATCATTTACTATTCCTAGTTCACTAACAGCATATAATAATGCACTTGATGCATGTAATGGTAGTCCATCTTTTGTAAATTATTATGCTACTTCAGATATAATAGCGGATATAACTACATTATTTACTGATTCT